ACTACTAGAGAACCAGCAAAAATTTCTCCGTAAATTATGGGTAGTGCTGTTCCTGCTCTTGAAGTATTCTGTACTCCACTAAATGAAAAGTTTTGAGATCGAGGATCTTCTGAAACTCCTGGAGGTTGTGGAACAGGAGTAAGCATCTGTGCTGCTCCTGATAAAGCTAAATAAATACCTAAGTTTCCTGCTGCCGCCGCCAAAGCACTTTTAGCTGCCCCTCCTGTAGCAATAAATCCCACACCCTTACTTCCGAAAGCAAAACCAGCACCAGCAGAAGCTACAGCAAGTCCGACTAAGGCAACTCCAGCTAGTACTCTTGTTACACCTCTAGAACCTGTCGCTACTGGTACTATTTTTATTTCCTGTTGTCCTATTGGATCAAAAAGTTCTGTCTCATCAATCTCATTTTTACCAACTTTTATACAGTAGTTTTGTTCCATCATGTGTCGTTCCAAATGAGGGAAATTTGCTAATAAAAACTTAAAAGCATGAAGTGGAGTTGCTATTTCAGCTTCAAAACTACGCTCTCCAAGAAATCGAGCTAATCTTCCGTAAACTTTAATTTTACTGAGCATAGCG